CGAAGTTACTGATTTGAGTGGGACTTTTGATTACCATACTTACGATGTTAAAGGGAATTCTTCCTTAGAAACAAATATTCAAACTTCTCTTGAGAATGGTACAACATTCTTTGAGCAAGTTGTAAGTGTAACACTACACAAACTAACTAAAGAGGACAACAAAGAGCTTAAATTAATGGCATTTGGTAGACCTCACGTTTTTGTAGAAACATTTGATGGCAAGTTATTGCTAGTCGGTAGAGAACACGGAGCAGAAGTAACTGGAGGTACTGCTGTAACAGGTACTGCTATGGGGGATCTTCAAGGATATACTCTTACTCTTACTGCAAACGAGATAACAATGCCTAACTTCGTTGATGGTGCTACTGCTGCTGACCCATTCGCAGGGATGAGTTCTGCAACTGCTACACAATCAACACAGCGTACTGTATAACCAATACGCTGTTTACTAATAAATTAGGAGGCTATATGCCTCCTTTTTTTGTACCTTAGTAAAAACAATTCAATAGGTGGTGGTTATTTTAGTATGGATATATTAACGACAACATCCCCTCAAGAATTAAAGATAATTCCAAGGAAGGATTCTGCCAACCCAGTTATAAAGTTAACTAATAAGGCAACAAGAACCACAGCAACTGTTACCCCATCTAAAAGTGATGATGGAAACTATATGGTGCTTAGTGGGGATTTTAGTATTGAGGAAGATAACTTATATAGCTACAAAGTTCAAGTAAGTAGCGAGGATGATGAAATTATATATAGAGGTCTAATTTATTGTACTAATCAAACTTCCTTAGATAAGTATTTTGTAAATAAAGACGAATACACCGAGGAAACTAGTTTCGATAACGAATATATATTTATATAATGTCAAGAAAGAATTATAATAAAACTGTAGCTAACAAAGTAAAAGATGCCATTCACGTTGTGAATTTAGCCTCATATACAGCACCTGAAATTGTAGAATCAAAGAGATACGATTGGGTTGAATACGGAAGTGATAATATGTACTTTCAGTATCTAATCGATAGATACAATGGATCTCCTACAAATAATGCTGCAATTAATGGGATATCTGAGATGATATATGGGAGAGGCTTAGACGCTACTGATTCCGATAAGAATTCAATAGGATATCAAGAAATGAAGTCTTTATTCAGCAAGGACTGTATGAAGAAGATTTGCTACGATTATAAAATGATGGGACAGGCTGCTTTACAAGTAATCTATTCTAAAGACAGATCGAGAATAGCACAAGTTGCCCATATGCCTATAGAAACGCTAAGAGCTGAGAAGGCTGTAGATGGAGAAATAAAAGCATATTACTATAGTAGTGATTGGGAGAAAGTACAAAAGAATGATAAGCCAAAGCGTATATCTGCGTTTGGGATGAGTCAAGATAGTATTGAGATTCTTTATATCAGACCTTATAGAGCAGGGTTCTACTATTATAGTCCTGTTGATTATCAAGGAGGATTACAGTATGCTGAGTTAGAGGAAGAGATTGCCAATTACCATATAAGCAATATACAAAATGGTTTACAGCCTAGTATGTTGATTAACTTCAATAATGGTACTCCTGATAAAGAACAGAGAGACGCTATAGAAAGAGCAATCTACGAGAAGTTTAGCGGAACATCTAACGCAGGTAAGTTTATCTTGGCATTTAATGATAGCAAAGAATTAGCTGCAACAATAGATCCTGTAACTATCTCAGATGCCCATCAACAATATCAATTCCTTTCTGACGAGAGTATGAAGAAGGTAATGGTATCCCATAGAATAGTATCTCCGATGTTGGTAGGGATTAAGGATAATACTGGTCTTGGCAATAATGCTGAAGAGCTCCAAACAGCTTCTCTGTTGATGGACAACACAGTTATTAGACCAATGCAGGTAACTATTATTGATGCTTTAGAATCTATATTAGATTACAACGGAATTGAATTAGACTTATACTTTAAAACACTACAACCTTTAGAGTTTACGGATTTGACTAACGCAATCAGCGACCAAGAAGTAGAAAAAGAAACAGGAGTAAAAAAATCAACCGAAGTTGAACAGCAAATAGAAGAGACAGAATAATGGCAACAGCACTATTTATTAAAAGAGCAGACTTAGTCAAAAACACCGCTTTAAGTGGGAGTGTTGATACTGACAAGTTCATTCAGTTTATCAAACTAGCACAAGAAATTCATATACAAAACTATCTTGGAACTGATTTATATGATAAGATAAGTAGTGATATTGCTTCTAGTAGTTTAAGTGGGGATTATTTGACTTTGGTAAATGAATACGTTCAGCCAATGTTGATTCACTTTGCAATGAGTGAGTATTTACCTTTTGCAGCATATACTATTGCAAACGGAGGAGTATATAAGCATACTTCTGAGAATTCAACACAACCTTTAAAGGAGGAGATAGATAGTTTGATTGCCAAGGAAAGAGATTATGCTGAGTATTATACCAATAGATTTATTGAGTATATGACTTACAATGCAAGTACTAAATTTCCAGAGTACTATACAAACAATAACGAGGATATATATCCTGATAAAGATGCTTTATACCAAGGATGGGTTTTATAGAAAAGAAGAAACAATACAAACCAAAGAAAAAGAACATAATTAAGTTAAATAATTACTTAAAAAAGAAGGATGGCGAATCAAATAAATTGGGGAGAAATGTATTGTAGCACTTGGTTTGGTGATTTATCAAACGAAGTGACTATACATAACTCTAGTCAACCTACTTGTTTTATATAAGATATGGCAAATAACATAAATTGGGGGAAGGTATATTGTGAAATGGAAACCAACAATAGTTGGGGGGCAGATACTTTATGGTCAACATTTTTTATACCAGACTTTTCAGCACCGACTTGTTGGACAACATTTGCCTTAAGAGCCGACTCAACATCATTTACATCAGACAATACAATATATACAGCAGATACGACACAATTATAATAAAAAAATATGGCACAACAAATAATTAATATCGGTACAGTTGCTAATGATGGCACAGGTGATCCTATAAGAGATGCTTTTGATAAAGTTAATGATAATACTTTAGAGCTATATTCTGGACAAAGTCTTTCCCTTGCATCCGATATCCTTACATTAACAAGAGCTGACGGTACAACAAGTACTGTTGATTTATCAACTTACCTTGACGAAGATGCTAGAGCAATTTCAAGCGGTACATTAAATAGTTCAACTGGTATTGTAACATTCACAAGGGACGATGCTTCAACATTCACACTTGATTTGTCAGCTTTATTGGACGACACAAACCTTGTAACAAGTGTAAACGGACAAACTGGTGCGGTGACCCTTGATCTTGAAGATGTTATTGCGGACGATTCAATCACAGAAGTAAAACTTGACGCTTCAAACACACCACTTAATGACCAAGTGTTGACATACGATTCATCAACTGGTGGGTTCACTTGGCGAAGTGATTATTTCCCGGGTACTGATAATACAACAATTGAAAGTGACAATGGAACTTTTGGTGTGGTTGACAATGTCGATCTTCCCGGAACTGGCAAGGTTGGTATTCCAAAAGGTACAACCGCACAAAGACCCGGATCACCAAGTGCTGGGATGTTCAGATACAACACAACAACTGGTGAATTTGAAGGATACACAACTGAATGGGGTGCAATCGGTGGTGGTGGTGCAACAATTTATGTAGATACATCTACTGGTGACGGATCAACCGTTGCGTTTACGGCATCACAATCAATCGATATAGAGAACAATACACAAATATACATTGACGGTGTTTATCAATCAAAATCCAATTATTCCACAAGTGGGACGACAGTAACATTTACAACCGCTCCGCCAAATGGAAGTGCCGTTGAAATGATTCACGTTAAGTCAATCGCCCTTACAACAGTTGCAGACGATTCAATTACTTATGAAAAACTTGATTCAAGATTCACAGAAAAACAAGATATTACTGCGACAAGTGGAACGGTAAACCTTGATACCGCATCTTATTCAATTTTTGAATTTACTTCAAGTTTAACTGGTGCGACAACGCTTAATGTGCAAAATATGAAGAAGGGTCAAGCAATTGACATAATTCTTACTGGCGCACAAACAATCACATTTTCTTCAGATTTTTCAACTTCTACATTTAACAAATTAGCTGCGGTTGATTACGATGGAGCAAATACAAATCATATTGTTGTTTATTGTATTGACGATAATGATTCTGACGCAATCTTGAATTATATTGTTGCATCTTACACTTCAGACACAACACCTTAATATGAGTACATTTAAAAAAATAATGCCTATTGGTGCTGTTGCAGCACTTGACCCGCTACAAAACTTTGAAACTGTTACCTATACAGGGAATGGTGGTACACAAAAGATAACAGGGTATATAAGAAAGGGTGGTGCTTTCAATGGGAGTAGTAGTTATATTTCAGGATTACCAACTGTAAAAAATACGACAGGAGGATTTAGTATTTCTTTGTGGTTTAATACTACAGTTAATCCTTCTGTTCAACATACAATGTTAGGAGGTATTAAAGAACAAGGTTCTAATGATAGTGTAGTTGCTTTAAAAATGACATCAGATGGGTATTCAAAATTATATGTTCGTGGAACGGATGGAACATTACATATTTTAGCCGATACAGTAGATGCTACAGATGGAAATTGGCATCATTTGGTAGGAACTGTAAATGGGTCAAATGCCGTTTTATATGTTGATGGTTCACAAGTTGACACAGCCACAATATCAAATAATGTTACAGTAGATAATTTATTAATAGGAGCAGAAAATAATAGAGCAACATTAAATCCCACAAATTATTTCAATGGCAAAATAGACCAAGTAAGAATCTTTGACAAAGCATTATCTCAAAGTGAAGTAGATACATTAAATGCAGAAACCTACGCAAGTAGTACTAAATCAACTACGGATATATTCGGAGATGGTTCAGGTATTGCTTTATATGAGTTAGATGAGGATGCTAATGATACAGGGGGTGTAAGTGGATATATTGGCGCAGGT